CTAATTCTACTTTCCATTCATCTTTACCTTTCATAAATCTAAATACAGTTTCGCCTACATTTTTTACTTTGCCAATTAATTCATCTAACGCTTGATGTGGTTGCAAATAATGTGATTGCCAACCATTACGATTTGACCTTTGATTTGAAGGATTGTTATTGTACATATACTTACAATATTCATACATTCTTTCATTATTAATATCTTCAAATTTGTTTGTAGCCAAAGGGCAGGTAAAAAGTCCGTCAATATTTACTTGCATTGTCATAATTTAATCCATTCTCTTGTTTGAAAAAATGTATGATGTGGTGCCATAGGAAAACTAACTGATAATCTTTTTGTTAAAGGTATAACTTCGTGGTCTACCTCTTTAGGTACAAATACAGCATCACCATTATTCATTCTTTCTTCTATTATATAGTCATCACCATAAACTTTCATTATAAAACTACCATCAACACACACAATTAGATTATGTTGTGTGTCATTATGTTTACCAAATCCTTTTAAATCTGTTTTTTTTTCTTTTAAAGAAAAAAATATATGGGCATCAGCAGGTATATTAAGTGTGTTTTCTAATTGTTGGCAAACATCATTTATTTTTTTATTAATACGAGAACAGTCTTGTATGTAACAAACATATTTACCTATTTCAGAATTAATTATATCAGCAGGATAAGAATTATTATCTGTTAACCAACCACCTGCTGGCCAATTATATTCTTTATTTGAAAGTATATGAAATCTGTCGCTATTTACAGACGGTCTAAAATTTAAAATTTTTTCGATTTCTTCCCAAGTTACCAAATCTGGTAAAATATTTTTTTTAAAAAAAGGTTTTAAATTTTTAATTTCATTTAAATCATCATCACATAACATTATATAGAGTTACCTCTTATTATATATTTGGGTGTCTAAAATTTGTTCCAGTCCAGATGTAACCTATAGGTAAACCTTGTTTACATTTAATAGCTGCAATATCATCACCTAATGTACCTTTTACATTAAAAGTTGTTTTAACTTTTTCAACTGTATCTTCAGTTGATGATAATTGTTTTACTTCTACTACTACACCACCTTTTGAATTACTTTCAGGTGGGTCTAATTTTACAAAAGCAATAGTCATATTGTTTACACTATTGTCCACCCAATCAGTAACCGTATCAGGATCCACATTATCTATGTGGTCTGGTAAAGTTGGTTCTGACCAAGTTGCGTTATTGTTATAAGCCATTAGTTTCTCCTAATACTATTTATTTTTTTGTACTACTATATTAAGTACCACTCGCCTACTATTTATAATCGGATTAGAACTAGCGTGCCATCTAAGGCTATGAAACAATACAAAATCACCTTTTTTTGGATTAATTTTTTTAAGTATAGGCATACCTTTAGGACTATCAGGCCAAAATCTATCAAATATGTAAGTAGGTCCATCACTATCATTTATATAATACACCATTGAGTAACTGTTATCATATGTAGAATCCCAATGTGGTGGGTGATAATCGCCGTCATTAAAATTAGGTTGAGGTAATAACATATTCGCTTTCATTCTTTTTACAAATAATTGTTCTTCACCTATTACTTCAGACATATTTTTTAATAAGGGTTGTACATCATTCCACATATGTGAAAACTGTGTATTATCATTTGTTTGAATATTTGGTTGTGCTTCAGTATCTTCTACCTTTAATGTGTGTGTAAATTGTGGTGAGTCCTTTAAATTACTATTTGTACTTTCTAAATCAAAATCAATTGTTTTACTATTATAAAACCAGTTTACAACACCCATAAATTTATTATGAATATCATCTACAATGCTAGGGTCTAATTTTTGTTCAAAGTGTATTACATCATTTTGGTTCATAATAACTATTTAAATCCTCAACTTCTGGTCTCAATAAATGTTTATCTCTCCAACTAAACCAACCTGTCATTATCCATTTTTCACCTGTTTTAGGTGTTGTTTGACCTCTATGTACATGAGTAAATCCAGCAGGCCAAATTAAAGTTAAACCTTTTTTTGCAACAGTTGTAACACCTTGATGAAAAAACTCAGTACCACCTTCTTCAACATCATTTAAATAAGTCATCCAAGCTAATACTCTATCATTTGATGGCCAATTGCCATTCTGTTCAAAGTGCCAATTAAAAAATCCACCACCCTTTGTATAATGTTGAAAATTAAAATTTTCTACTAATGTCCAAGCATTTAAAGTTTGGCAAAAACCAAATTTTTTTTCATATCTTTGACAACATTTTGATAGTTCTCCAATATAAGATTGAATTTCTGGAGTAGGATTATCATACGAAAAACTAACATCATCTGAATATTTTATGGTTCTGTCTATTTTACTTTCACCATCATTATTTTTAAATTTGCCTTCAGAATAATCTGGATTATCAGTATGTGCAATTTTAGGCCATAACTTCATTAAATTATCACAAACAGTTTCATCAATATACCAACCACCCATAAGTGTATTTAATTCAAAATATTCTTCAATCATTAAAACGCCCAACTTACAAATGAATATCTTGTTCCTTTTTTAACTTCTTTAACAGTATGTTCATAAAGAAATAAAGACGGAAATAATAATATATCGCCTGCTTTTAAAGTTACTTCATAATCATTATTAAATAAAAATTGGCCTCCTTCATAATCATCATTTAATACACCAACAATAGATAGTATAGGAATACCTTTTCGTGTGCCATCAAAAATACTATGAATATGGTCAACATGTTTTCTCATTTGAGTACCTTCTTTATATCTGTTATATCGAGGTTTACTAAATCTAGTGCAATGTTGCCCAATATCATAATGATTTTGATAATTTTTTAAAACATCATTTACTAAAGAATTTACTTGTTGAAAAGGCTCAAATCCTTCCACATTATCGGCATAAAACACACTACACTCTTTTTCTTCCATTGATTGGTTACTATCATCTTTATAACTATACCATTGATGTAGTTTCCAATCTTTATCTTTTATTATAGTAATTAGTGTTTTACACAATTCAGGATTTAACATATTCTCTACATAAATCCAATCGTTAATTTTAGGGTATTTTTTTGCGTCCATTATTTTTTACCCTCAACTAAATTATCAATATTTTTTGAAATTACTCCATCAAAACTACTATTAAATGAAATAATTGTTTTTCTTTTTTCCGTTTCATTTCTATCTGACCTGTGAATAATATTAGACGGAAAAGATAATATCTGGCCTTCTTTTACTTCTATCGTATCTATTACTTTATTATTAACAAAATCATATAATTGTGTGACTAAACTTTGTTCTGGTAATTCTACAAAATATACATTTGTAAATTGGCAATTAGGATGATTGTGCCAATTATGTTTATCATTTGTAAGATACTGTTGATACCATCCATTATGAATTTGAACATATCTACAATTTAAGAAGTAACACATTTTATCCATATAAGGTCCAACAATCTTATAAAAATATTCTAGGTATGGTCTACTATAATCTTTAGGTAATCCCCAATCTGATTTATTAATTAATTCACTTTCTTCATACCTATTCATATTAGGCATTTCATCTATTTTAGAAAGTATTACTTTATTATGACTTTTATAATCTGCAACATCTGTAACATAATAAAAACTATTTAAACTATACGCTTTCATTTTCAATCACCTTTATATTTGGAATATTTTTATAACCTGTACCATTTCCTTTAATGTGTACTTTATTTATTTTACCTTCTTCATCAACTTCTAATGAAATATTACATATAGTAGGTATCAAGTGTGGATAAAAAATGTCAACCTTAGGTTCATTTTTATATCCAGAGCCACCTTCTAATAAAATTATATCATCTAATATACCAAAAGACATTTCAATGTGGGCTTTTGCTTGTGTACCATTTTCTGGTGGTTCAATATCAATACTAGGTGATGAAATATATCCATTACCTCTATTGATGTATTCAAGTTTTTCTACTGAACCGTCTTTAATGATTGCTTTTGCCGTAGCTTGCTCTGCTGGCGCTGGTGGGTCTATAATAACTTTTGGATTTTTATAACCTAATCCAGGCTCAACAATCTCAATACTTTCTACTGCCGAACCAATCAATTTTGCTTTCAATATAGCTTCTTTGAACGCCATAATTAATCACTCCATTTCATATTTACACTAGTATTTATACAAGATAAATAGATTAGAATTAGCATTGACTTTATGAAAAGGATATGATAATATGTGTATTAGTTGTTTTATGAAACAAAAGTTTTGGTGGTTTTTTTCAGTATGGGAAACTATCACTATGGGTAAACTACTACCCAATAAAATTGTAGAAGAAAGACGAGCTATATGTAAGTCTTGTAAATATTATAAGAGTATGTTTTCAATATGTGGAAAGTGTGGTTGTTATATGCCTTTAAAAACAAAATATGATAACTCATTTTGTCCAATTGGTAAGTGGATTGAATATGTGGAAGAAAAAAAATAAATTAACATTTTATTGTTCTGTTGAAGGTGTTGAACAAACAATGCCTATCATACCAGCAAAAGAAATTAAGTATGATTGGATTAAAAGAGCAGCTTTATCTTTTACAGAAAAAAAATTAGATGTATCACCAACATCACAAGACGGAAAGATAAGACACACATCAAGGTGTCCAGGTATTTTTCAAATAAAAAATCAAGGTTGGATTGTTAGAACATGGCAAGATATTGAATTAGATGTAAATGACCCCGAATATAGTTGGAGAACACCACTTAATCAAGTAAAATTATCTAATGATATTAGTATGGATGATGTTTCTCATCATACAGAAATGATGTTAAAACAATATTTAGAAAACTGGCCAGAAAATGCTTTTTCTCAAATTATAAAAATAAATACACCTTGGTATGTTAAAGTGCCTAAAGGATATGTGTTAAATCAATTTCATCCATCATACCTAGATGATAATAGATTTACTTCTTTACCAGGAACATACTCACCAGATTATGGTATGGGTACAATTAATGTGCCTATGATATGGCATAGTAAAAAGGGAAAATACTTAATTAAAGCTGGCACACCTATTGCTCAATTAATATTGAGTAAAAAAGAAGATATGCCTTTTGAAAATAAGGTTGTTGATGAACAATTTAAAAAAGAAGAAAAGGTAAAAAATATATTAGAAACTATGAATTTTAAAAGAATATATAAAAATATCATAGATTATTATAAGGAAAAATAATGTTACTAATTGAAGAAAAAGAAGAAAATAATCAAATACACGGATTGTTTCCAACACCAGTATTAAGAACCTCATTAAGAAGAGCCTTTACTGAAGATGAAGAAAAGTTTTTTAGAGAGGGTGCAAATCAAGTAATTCATAATACAGGAAATCACTATACACAAAACACAGATGTTTTAAATGACCCTATATTTTATGAAATACATAGATTTATTTTAAGAAAATTAGGTGATTATGTATATAATGTATATAAACCTAAAAGTAAAATAAAAGTATATACAACTCAATCTTGGATTAATTATACAAATGTCAATGAATTTCATCATCAACACTCTCATCCAAATAGTTTTTTAAGTGGTGTTTTATATTTACAGACAGAAAGTGAAAGAGACCAAATTATTTTTCATAGAGATGGTTATAGATTAATTAGAATAAATGAATCCAGTAATGATGATTTAAATGCTGACAGTTGGTTTTTTAAAGTTGAAACTGGAGATTTACTAATATTTCCCTCATATTTACAACACAATGTAAATCATATAAAAGATGAAAATGAAAAAGGTAAAACAAGAATTAGTCTTGCCTTTAACACTTTTATAAAAGGTGATTTAGGTAGTGAAGAAGGATTAACTAAACTTACAATCTAGTAAGAAATTCTACAGTAGCCTTTACCGCCACCTTGGTCACCAATACCACCTGGTCTATTTGTATTGAAGTTTGTTCCGTTATAGTTTACAGTTGTACCTGAAGAAACTCTGGATGGATGTAAATATCCTGAACCGCCGCCTGCTGATGCTCTGGAACCTCCTGAAGGACCTGTACCGCCGGCACCACCACCGTACCAGCCTCCTCCGCCTCCGCCACCAGCGTTTGTACAACCGCCGGTACTGTTAGAAGCATTACCGCCTGAATAGAATGAACCTGATTGGCCACCGCCTCCACAACCTGCTGAACCACCGTTACCACCACTATTTTGTGTTCCGCCAGTTGCGTTTGATGAACCGTCTGCGTTACCACCTGAAGAACCACCACCGTGTCCTGCTTGATTACCTGGATTGTTGTGACCTGTTCCTCCGCCACCACCTGCAACCATTAAAATTGTGTTATCATTTTGAGAATTTACAGTTTTACCACTTTCACTAAAGATAGCAGTAGAACCGCCACCACCACAAGATGTACAACTACCGCTTGCACCATTACCACCATTTGGCCAACCTCTTGTAGTTGTATTACCATTATCTCCAACTTCTACATATAAGTTGCCTGTTACACTATTAATATAACCTCTGGAATGACCACCACCTCCAACTTCAGAATTTGATGAACAATCGCTAGGTGCAGAATTAACAGAAGCACCCCAAATTTCTGCATAAACAGTTGATACACCTGATGGTACTGAAATTGTTTGAATAGAACCTGTGTAACTAAATGTACTTACTACAGGAGCCTTTTGTGTAATTGTAAATTGTCTTGTAGAATTTTGACTTGCTGTAGCAGCCTGAATTGTAAATGTTGAAACTGTATCGCCGCCAACTGCACTTGTAGAACCTGTAATTGCACCTGTAGATGAGTTTAATGATAATCCACTAGGCAAAGAACCAGATGTAACTGAATATGTAACTGTATCACCATCAGGATCCGTAGCTTCTACTAAATCAGCAGCAGAAATACTAACTGAACCTCTGAGACCATCAAAAATATCGTAGTTAGTATCAGCTGCATTTGTAAAAGCAGGAGCAGCGTCTTGCGAAATTGCGTCTGCTAAAACTGCTGATAAACCTGAACCGTTTGTAACTCTTATTGCATATGGTTCATTTGTATTATCAAAACCTGACCTTGCAACTGTAACTGTAAATTTTACTGAACTATCTCTTGTAATAGAAACAGTTGAAAGAGTTTCACCAGAACCTTCAAATGTTACTGTACCTGATGTAGTGTCAAAAAGAGAACCTAAAACTTCTATAGTTGCATTACCGCCAGCAGTAGCATCAATAAATCCTGAACTAACTGCTGAACCACCTACATCATCAATTGTAAAACCAGTTATAATAGGTGGAGCGTCAACAGCTTTCCATTCAGTACCGGTATAATACTCCATAAGATTTGTTGTACTATTAAATCTTAAAGTACCTGAACCGTAACCTGTATCTCTTTCTCCAGTTGAGCCTGTGGGTAAATCAATACCTTTTGTACCTGTAAACTCGGTATTTTTATTTTTAAAATCTTTGTAGTTACTCATTCTTTTTCTCTCTGCTAATATTTATATTAGTTATTTATTAACTTCCAACCGTTTGTTGCACCTGTATAAACTAATGCTAAACCTGCATTTTCTTGTGTGATAACTAAATCTTCCGCAAGACCCATAATGTTATTACCATTTCTAGCAATAGTTAAATTATTTGTATCAAAAGTGCCTGCTAAGTCAATTACAGAAACCTGGTCGCCTGTCAAAGGTGAAGCTGGTAATGTAACTGTAATTGCACCAGATGTTGTGTCTGCAAATACTCTATCATTAGCTGCAATCGCATATGGACTATCTGTATTATCAATACTTGACCAAGGATTACCACCACCTAAACCTGTCCATTGTGTTCCGTTATAACCTTCCCAAGTTACTAATGTTGAGTTATATCGAACTGCACCAGTGTATAAATCACCACCTGTAGGTCTTTGTGCTGTTGTACCTGTAGGAGGAACCCAAGCACCTGTACCTGCATTATCTCTAGTTAAATATCTTAATACGGCTCTTTCTGTAGGTACTGCTGTATTACTATCACCACCTAAGGTAACATCCGTACTAAATTCATTAATTGTAGCACCTAATTCTGCACCAATAGAACCAAGTTGTAATTCTGTCAAACCTGAAAGGTCAAATGCGTCTGCGTTTAGGGTTGCAATACCAGTTGCCTGTTCAATTCTGAATAAGTCACCAACTCTAAAGTCACCTTTTTGGTCAGACGATACAAAGTAAACACGACCACCATTTAATTCATCAACCTCATCTTCTTGCGAAGCAGGCTGACTTGAAGCACCTGGATAATTTGTATCTGCAAAACCACCAGTACCAATATCTAAGAAGTCGTGACCAGTTAATCGAACATTTGAAAAATTTTGTGTAACATCAGCAACAGTATTATCTGCTTTTTCATTTAAACTAGTAATACTTTCTGTTAAACGCACAAGCGCTGTTTCACCTGAAGTATCTTCTTCAGAAACAAGTGATATTCTGTAATACTTACTGTCGCCTGTAAATTTAATATTTGTTCCAACATTAATTAATCCAGTTGATGTTAATGATGTTGTGCCTGAAGATACAGCAATAAGTGGACCTAATTGACCAGTTTGTGCAGCTGAACTATCTCCAAAAGAACTTGATAACTGTACTTGGAATGTTGAACTATCTTCTTTGGTAATTGTAACTGTTTCGCCTTGTTGAAAGTTACCACTTCTACTTTCAATATGTAAGTAATCTAATGAAATGTTAACTCTAAATATTGTAGCAGTTGCACCAGATGTATCACCTGAAATTGTAGCAGTACCTTGACCACTAACGGCAATCATATCTGCAATATCACTTTCAGTTGCACCGCCTACAAAAGTCGTAGCATCATAGTTTAATAATTCACCACGAGTTTGTACATTTACAGCAGCTTCTAATGGGTCAGTACCATCAGCAACAGCACCATATTCACCATATCCAGATGAACAGTTAAGACCTCTAATAAAACCACCTGATGTACAATAGAAAGATTTATCGCAATAATAAGTGAAGACAGAAACCATTTCACCACGACCTCTAGCTAATGCGTGAACACCTATACCATCTGAGTTAATTTGTGTAAAGTCATTTGCAAGAATTGATTTATTTCCCGCTGTGTGAACATTACCATCAATTTGAATACCTGTTGCGTTTGCATTAAGAGATGAACAGTTTTGAACATAAGGTGAAGCAGTTGTTATTGAACCATCCGGGTCTAAAGATGTAACAGCAGCTCTACTCGTACCACCAGCAGTTGGTGTACCACTTAAACCTTTCATTGACATTTGAACAAGATTAGTCTGATTGTTCAATAAGAACATATTAGAAGCGTCATTGTTTTCTAGTGAAGCGACTGTCAATACTAATGAACCTGTACCGCCACATTGAATACCTGCAACAGTAAATGTAATTGTGTCATTTACGGCAAAATGATAACCACCGTGATAAATTGTAGGTGTGCCTGAAACTGCACCACCTGAAATTGTTATATTTACTACGACACCATTACCTACAGCACTTGTGCTTGATTGATGAATGTAATTATATGTGCCGTCTGTTGCACCTGAAATTGTTGAACTTGATGTTACTGTTGCAATTTGTGAACCTGTTCCACTTCCAGGTCTTATTTCAGTACCTCTTAAACTTTCACCTTGTACTGTAACACCTGCTGGAATAACCAAAGGCAATTCTTCTCTATATACACCATTTTTAATATAAACAACATCACCAACTGAAGCAGACACAACTGTAATTGTAATATCAGTTGAACTTCCTGTTGAAGCACCAGGAAATGTAATTACATCACCAGCTGCGTGGCCTGAACCACCATTAATTATTGTAACTGTAGGTGTTGAGGAACCATCTAATACTGCTCTAATTTGAGCACCTGTTCCTGAACCAGTAGAAGATGATTGAGTAGCGTCATAAGTACCTGGTGTTCCACCTGTACCACCTGTAATTGTACTAAAGTCAACAACATCTCCTGAAGTTGCGACTGATAGTGCTTTGTAAACTGTTTTGAAAGGTAAAAATTGTGAACCTGGATTTGTATCATCACCAGAGTTTGCAACATAGATAACATTTTTACCTTCAGCATTCGACCAAGTTGGTTCTGCGCCATCTGTAGTTAAAACTGAACCAACAACTCCGATAGGTAATCTGGCTGTCTGTGAAGCATCCTGATAGATTATATCGCCTCGTGTTGTTAATACAGCACCTGTATCTCCTTGTGCAAGTAAAGACCAAACAGTTGCGTCTGTACCTGGAGTAACATTGGTTTGTCTGTCTTTTAACATCACATATGAAGATGACACATATCTTACTACTGCACCAATATTGTATAGTGTAGCTGAGTTATATGTTCCTTGATTTGAATAACCTGAAGTTACTAAATCCCAATATGATGAATTTGTTGTACCATCTGTATTTGCTGGATATTGTCCTGAACCATTTGTATTTGCAACATAAGAATTACCACCATAGTTTACAACATCACCTGTTTTGTAAATGTTACTAAAAGAATAAGCACCAGTTTGTTTGTAACCTGTTGTGATAATATCCCAATAACTATCGTCTGTAGGAGTATTACCTGCACTTGGTGTTGAGTTTACATAAACATATGTGTAACCA